GGTCGATATGCTACTGAGGTTATCATTATTTAAATTGTATTATTTTGTCTTTTAATTTTTTCAAGATCGGCCTTTTCTCTTCTTGCTTTATCTTTTCTGTAAGCGAGGTAATTGAAACAAGAGACTGCGCTAACTCCTGCAACTTGGTTAATTTTAAGTAAATCATCTCCTGCGATAAAGTGGAATGTTTCATTCCATCCTCTAGCGATTCTAATATGATTAGGTTCGCTGTTTTTACGATCTCTCTTTCCTCTTCCTTCATCTTCGGATCCTTCAACATCGTCTCCATCTCCAACATCAAAGAGTTCTCTATAGTTGCGAATAAGTATTTTGGTATTTGCAAAAAAAAATTAAGTGCAGAATACACGTGTTTTAATGGAAGATCTAAGAATTCTTCAGCTCTTTGTTCAACTGAATCGTAATTATAGTCTTCAATCGTAATCCAATTAAAAGCTTCATTAATTACAGTAGCTGGACGGTATAAAACTGCCATCATAACATGTAACTTCTGTTCCTTCTTTGGATCAGATTTTAGAACATCCATATCTGCAAATTCACCAATTGTAATTTTTGAGAAGTCAATTAGTCCATATGCTTTACCATTGAGACCAATATGCTTATATAGCTTTTCATCTGATTGAGCATTTAATGGACCTTCAGCAACTTCAGCAAAGAGTTGCAAGAATTGAAAGTTTTCTAACTTTTTTAATTCTTTGATTGGTGCTCCACTTAAAGTACTGATAATCTCTAATTGAGCATCAGGACTTTGTAAAGCCAGAAGGTGCTGGATCTTATAGAATTGGCCAATAGTAATATCGCCAATTTTATATGTCTCTTTATTTAATGTAAATTCTATCATATTAAAAACTTGTACCTCGTTTTAGGTTACTTAATGTATTATTTAAGAATGTTTCGTAGGTTACTCTTAATTCTGCTTCAACAACTGCTTCGTAAACTGGTTGATCGCCACGTAAACTTAACCAATATTGTGGTCTAATTCCACCACGACCTCTTCTATATCCTCTAAATTCGCGACCAAAGAAACCAGCTTCACGGGCTCTAGAGTCATAATAAGTTCTAGTACCAAATGCTGTGTAATTTCCATAGTTTGCAAAATCAACACTTAATGACCAAACTCCTGATTCTGTTTGACCCCAACTAAATCTTAAAGATCTAGCCAATCTACCAGTTGCATAAGGATTATTAGGACGGTTACCTGGTCTGGGTACCTGTTGACGAATACGGCGTTCAGCGTTTCTAATGATACGCTCTCCAACGGCTTGCATTGCTTCAGGTGTTAAATCTTTAAACTTTCCCATATTAACTAGCACATGATGCTAGGTCTGTTAATGCTACTATTCCAGTAACAATACCACCTTGTATTTCTAAGATACTTACGTCAGCTTCTAGTGAAGTAGGACCGGGTAAGACACTATAATCATTATTTGTAAATGTAACAGATCCAGAGAATGTCGAAATGAATCCGTCATTTGTATAAAGTTGAGTACCAATTGTTAATGGGCCTGGAGTTGGATATTGAATTACTACTCCATCAAAAACTACTGGTAGGGTTTGAGCTGCTAAGAACTCACATTTAATATCTTGTAAGGATGCTAATACCCAACTAGGATCTCCAACTAGACCTGTACCAACTTGAAGTATTCCAAGTGCTGGTGTTGTTGGGAATGTTGTAACTGGATTTTCACAGTTACTAATTGGGGTAATTGCTTCAATTCTGATTTGACTTGTCCATCCAGAAACTGAATTAACAAAGTTTTCAACGAATGGTTGAGACACAACTGGCATTTCTAAGTTAAATCTCCATTGATCCCAAGTTGTGTTAGTATATTGAGCAATTATATCTCTTGTAATTTCTAACATTGCTGATTGTGCAAATGTTTCTAGCTCTTCAGTATCTTTTGCAAGATCCATTACAACCATATCAAAATCAAATAGAGTGCTACGACCATTTAAGGTAGCAGGTTGAGGAACCAAATGCACATAAGGATATTTGATTTCTGGTTTTGTATCGGTTGGCATCTCAATATCTGAAGGGGGACCAACTCGGAATGTTTTAACTGCTGGATGTGCTAAGATTAGGTCTCCTAAGCTCTTAACTACATTGCGGTATGTTGATGAATATACTGACATTCTTGTATTTGTTTGTTTAATCTATTTATAAATATTACTTTCATCACTCTTGAATTAGAGAATTCAGGATTTGTTTTCCATTTGTTTTTATCAATACATGCGACGTTTAGGTTGAGCTTGTGGTAGTGTTTCATCCCAATGTTTGTAGTCTCCATCGTCGTCAAATGGAGTTAAACCTTTTGCTTTAACAAAAGTATATTGACCACCTTTCGGTTTTGAGAGTCCATAACGAATAGCATCCATTAAGTGATTGTTCTCGTCGATTGGTCGGTCAGTTCCAGATTTCCAACAATAAAGATCTGCTTCCATATGTAGATTTGTAGAAGTTGGATCCATGAAGACTTCATATTGCTTTAAGTTATTAATACCACTTTGAATGGAGTCTGGTCCTTTATATGCTGGTTTAATATTAAATCCTGCTCGTTTGAGTTCTTCAATTGACTTCGGTTCTGCAGAATCGGCTATTATTGTATCTCTACTAGTAATTCCAAACTTTTGTAGTTTTCTGGCAATATCTTGGTTGGTTAGACCTGTTTCGTAGATTAATTCCTTTAAGTAGATCTTATTATTATGCTTCTTAATTTCAACTAGGGCTGCTGGATCTCCAGCAAAACCAAAATCGAGACCATAAATTGTATCATACTCTCCATCAAGATGTGGAGTTGCCACTTGCCAATTTGTAAAGATTCTACCTACAATACCATCTTGCCATTCACCTTTAATATGATGTTTGTAATATTCGGGATCTAGATCCTTCATGCGTTCCCATTCTATAATCTTTTTAGGATCTAAATTTTCTTCATTATCCTTATATGTAGTATGAATAAACTCATGATCTTCGTGCCATTTAGGATTTGGAACTCCATCAATGTACCAACGACGATGAATCCAATGTCTCTTTGTTGTTGGGTTAAATATGATTAGAACTTTTCTCTCTGCACCCTTTGTTCTGAATGAGTCATTTAATTTTACAAATTCTTCTTCTGATGGTAACTCTGTCGCCTCATCGATTAACAAGTGAGTAACTCCAGCTAGACCTTTACCTTTTGCGGTTTGAGTACCATCCTGTAGTTTCATTGCGTGTGTTATCAACATATTATCATTTCTCAAACAAGTTATTTCATCTCCATCTATTTTAATGAACTGGCGAATCCCCCATGACTCAGCAAGATCAAGAATATCTCTATAGATAGAAGACTTAATTGATTTTTGCGTATATCGTGAGATAACTCCTCTAAAATAATCATCACCAAACAATTTAATCAAAAAATAAGCGGCGGCAGTTGTAGATTTTGCACTACCTCGGCCACCGCTTATTAAGAAATATGTTTTGTCTGAATGGAATAATGGAGAGTACGCTTGTGGTATTTTAAATTCGTTTGCACTCATTTATGTCTAATCCTCTTTTTATGCAATATTTTTTATAATTTGCAGTTATTGTTATTTTTCCATCTGGGCACAACCACTTTTGTTTATTTACGCAATTTGGACTATTTAAAGATGCTTCAGTTGCTTTCTTTTGATCTCTAACAGATGCTAATTGACCTGATTCAACTGCTTTTCTACCACCTTTAGATCGACCTTCATAAGTTCCATTAGAATTTTGACTATTGATTACAGTTTGATAATAAGGAATATTATCAACTTTATAATTATAAAGCTTTTGTAATTCTATTTCTCTATCAGATGCAACATAAATATTATTATGTTCTTCTAATATCTCATAATTTGTTGCTTTTTGCTGTCGTGCTCTAGTTTTTGGTTTATCAGTACATCCAATTTTAACTCCAGGTATATGGTAAATATAATAGGTTTTCATACTTATTATAGTTATAATATTTCTATTGTTTCATGGCATGACTAAATTCCATTTGCTCTACATTCTTTTTTAAGACGTGTAATTGTACTATTTAAGCACGCACTACAGCCATTTGGTTGTTTCTTTTCACCAGTTATAAAATTATACATATCGTAAATTTTCTTTAGTTCCTGTGGAGTAAATCTCTGTTTAGTATCAATTAAGATTTTAATATCAACTAACTGATCTATTAAACTCCTTTCTGGAAGTTCTGGCATTAGGACTTCATTTTCCATATTAGTAATTAATTATCTTTTCTATTAGTAATGTTATAGCCCCTGCGCCTAAAAATGAGATGAAGGATAACCATCCAAGCCCAAAATAAAGCGAGAGCGATAAAGCTAACCATTGACTTAGACAAAAACTACAATTAAGCGGTTTTCTTTCTAGATTTAGGCTTAGTAGTATTGACATCACCTTCAAGATCTTCAAATAAATCTGATTGTGTATCAGGCTGACTGATACTAGACTCGATACAAGGCTCAGCATCAACAGGCTCGCTAATAGTATTAACATATTCTTCTACTTTAATTGTTTCTTTAATTTCAATTTCAAATTCTCCATTTAGGATTTCTACTTTAGCATTTGGAAGTCCTAATTTGCCTCTCCAAAATGATACATTACGTTCGAATCTTTCTGGTTCTGATTTGAAAGTTGATTTGTGCCCTTCGAATGTCCATTCTACTAGGGTTTGTTTTAACGGTTTTCCGTTCTTGTCTACGAAATTAAAAGCCATAATTTTATAATTTATTTTATTTATAAGTTTCTTTTTATGTGTTTCTTGACACGATTTATAGTTAATCCAATACTGGTTCTTGGTATACCAGTCTCTTTTGCTAATGTTGAGTAGTTATGTGAACCTTCAGTATAAATTTTAAATAACTCTTTATCATACCAAGGTAATGCATCGACTATTTGATTAATTTTTTGTATATCCAATGGTGTTTCTTCAACTTCTGGGATATCCATTTCTGATATGTCACTTAGATTATTGGCACGTACAAACTGACGATAGAATGGGCCAGTCTGTGAACGCCATTGAGTCATCATAATTCTAACACAATAGAATCGTGCACCACCAGAATCTACAATAGCTTGGATGTTTTCCTTGTTTGACATTTCTTCAATTGAATAATGTAACAAGTCTAAATGAAGATCGCTATTTCCTGTAATTTTCTTAGAGGCTTTAACTAATTCATTATAGTCTTTTGTTAAATATGCATTAAAATCCAAAGTGGTACGATATGTTTCCGTTATTTCCAAATAAAAAAAGTCGATATAGATTATATATCGACTTTTAATTTAGTGTTGGAAATTAGTCCTCTTTTGGAGGTATGATAATCCTTAATGGATTTTCTATTGTTAGATCTGTCTCTTGTTTCTTTGGAATAACAAAAGGACTTAACTTCAATAGAAAATCTAATGCTCTTGCAGGATCTTCTGAAGCAGTTTGAGTTAACCAAGTTTGAATATTATCAAGGTTACCATCAAGCAACTCTAAATAAAATTGTTTAATCTTCTCACTACTTGCATTGGTTACTCCTTTCGGTCGACCATTTGGGTTTCCACTTGTTCCGGGTTTAAACATAATTATTGTGATTTAAGTTTGCTTAAATACACCTTTAAAAGCTTTTCATTCTTTACTGTTTTAGGGTAAGGAATAGAAAGCTTTGTAGATTTAGGTGGTGTTTCTATTTTATTGCTCATATTAATTAGCTGCCCAATCTCCGCATCCGTAACACTGTTGATCAGTACCATCACTAAAACCACCAAAACCATCAGGTCTTGTACCAGTTCCGTAAGGATAGTTTCTGTACTTTTTGTAGTTAAAGAATGTAGAGTTAGTTTGTAATCCTGAGAAGTAAGGTGTTTTTCTATCTGGTGTAATACCATCAGTTGAAACTGCTGCAGCATATGCAGGATAAAGAGACAAATTATTTCTTAGGTAGATTTGCATAAATTTTGTATACGACTCAGCAACTTCTCTTACTTGTGATTGTAAGAATTTAACCTCATCTAATTCTACACTTGGTGCATTTTCTGAATTTGGTTTAAGTACTGATTTATTGAATATTTTATATGCTAAGAAAGGCAATGCATGATACATTGCAAAATTACATAATAATGGTCCAATATAATTATCAAGAATATAACGATTAGGAACTGAAATAATTCCTGCTCTAACTTGATCTTGTAATTGTTGGTAGAATGTAGCACCAAGATAATTTTGTAAGTAAATATCTTGAGCCTGTAACACGTAAGGAGTCAAGTCAGTTGGTGAAACTGATTGATGTATTGAAGTGTAGCTTTTTAGTTTCTCTTCTGAAATAAAGAGTACGTTTTGAGTTGCCATGTTTAGTTGATTTCTTTTTATTCGATTGCTGTTGTATCTTCTTTAGCTTCGATAATCTTATTAGGCTCGATTACTAATTCAACATTTCCATATCCTTTGTAGTCCATTAAACCATTCATACATTTAAGTAATACTTTTTGTATTGGTTTAACAACTGTTGATACGAAGTGTGCATAGCTAACTTCAATTTCGTCTGCATTACTTCCAAAACCTGAACCACCTTCATGGTATAGACCTAGAAGTAAAGGTGATGTAATTCTGTGTGCTGATAAGATTCTTGATGTAATTCTAGTCTCTAATGTAACATAATAATCTGAATTTGCAGCAGGAATTGGTACAATATCAGGAGCATGTTCTTTGTCATCTGAGAATGCAATAAATGCTTTACCAGCATTATCAGATCCACGGAATGCCATAGTGATTTCATCATAGATTTCTTGTCTAGCTTCTGGATCAGGAATTCCATTATTTAAACCAATAAATAGGGAAGGTGCAAGACCATTTGCAATATTATTTAAATGCCATTTAGAAACTTCAGTATCTAATTGAATATCATTTAAACCACCAGAATAGGATGGCAACGGATAGAATAGAGAACCTGGTTCGTAATCAAAGAAATAATAAAGTTGATTTGGTTGCTCTAATGAAGTACTTGGATTATATGCAGCATATTGAATTGGTGCATTTCTTTTCCAATTGTTCCAGTCTGAAGAGTAGTAATAATGTTCTACTTTATCAGTTTCAGGAATATGAATACCACTTCTTACTTTTGAAAAGTCAACGTGATATATTTCAGCAATTTCTTCGCCATCATTTGACCAAATAATATTTGCTGCAAAACCACCAAATGTAACATAATCAAGAACGATCTTTTCAAATACATCATTCCATGATTCTTTTGGGTTTGCTCTTTTCAGTAGATAGTTTTGTTCTGGATCTTTTGTAGTTAATCCTTGTCCAAATACACCATCTACTTTTGATATAATACAAGTACGATTCATTGCACTCTTTTGAAAGAGACCTGCAATAAATTGTGGATATAAATTATCTCCGCCATAGGTTATCCATTTCCTACCAGCACGTTCTACAAATATCGGTAGATTCGGTTCGATTCTATCGACATTAAAAGAATAATATTTGCTATTATTTGACATA